GGGCGCGCCAGGTGCGGCGGCGGTGCTCGCCGGCGCGGCAGGCAGCGGGGGCGCGGCCGGCGCGCCCGGGGCCCCGCCGCCGAGCTCGCGGATGAGCTGGATGGTGCGCAGCACCTCCGACGGCGCCGTGCCGGCCGGCGCGAACTTCTCCAGGTGGGCGCGCTGCGCGTCGGTCATCGTGGCCTTCAGGGCCTCGATCGCGGTGCCGAGCGTGGCGGAGGCGGCGGTGCCGGCGGCGGCCAGCTGGCGGGCCTCCTCCAGCTCCTTCGCGGTGCGCTGCTCGGCGGTGAGCTTGGCGTCGCGGTGCGTCTTCAGCTCGTCGAGGGCCTTGCCGAGGTCCTCGTCCTTGTCGAAGCCGTGCTTCTTGAGCAGGGTGGCGCGGGCCGCGGCGCGTTCGTCCTCCAGGCGCTTCTTCTGCGCGGCCTCGGGATCGGCGCCAGCGTCGGGCGCGGCGGGGACGGCGGGCACCCCGCCCGCCGGCGGGGCGACACCCGGCGGGGTGCCAGCGGGTGTCGTTGGGGCCGGCCCGGCCCCGGCGGGACCGTCGCCGGCGGCGGCGAGGAGGAACGGGGCGATGCAGCGGAACAGGCGCATGGGGCTTCCTTCGGGTCCGAGCGGAGCTCGGGGGGGCGGCGGATCAGCTCTCGGTGAAGGTGACCAGGAAGCCCATCGGCGACATGGACGCGGGGAGCGCCGTGGCGTCGGGGTACTCGGTGGCCAGGTCGAGCACGCCGGCGGCGCCCTCGGTCACGTGGAAGGTCACGTCGCTGCCGCTGACGGCGACGGTGGTCGCGCCGAGCAGCTTGCCAGCGCTGACGCCGTCGAACGCCGGCTGCCAGAGCACGGCGTCGACGAGCGTCACCGTCTTGCCGTTGCGGCGGCCGGCGGAGATGGCGGCGTCGACGGCGCTCGCCTTGGAGCCGTTGGCCTGGGCGTAGGTGCCCGAGACGGTGACGAGGACGAGCTCGGCCTGGAGGCCGGTCTCGTCCCGGTCAGGCTTGACGTTGCTGGTGCTGAGGATGGCGGCGGGGGTGATGGCCATGGGATCTCCGTGGAGGGAGTGGGTGGGTCAGGAGTCAGGGCGCGCGGCGTTTCAGCCTGCGGCGGGGGTGGTGGGGAGCTCGGTCGCGGGCGCGTCGGAGGCGTCGGCCTTGGGCGCGGGCGCCTCTTCCGGGGCGGCCGCCGGGGGCGCCTTGGGGTCCGCCTTCCTCGGGCGCTCCACGCGCTCGCCGGCGCGATCGCGGTCGCGCTCGGGCGCGCGTCGGCTGCGATGGTCGTCGTGCTCGAGCTGCTGCTCGGCGGAGCGACCGGGCTCCCGCGGGCGCCCGCTGAGGATGTCCACCACCAGATCGACCGCGCGAGCGACGGTCTGGGGCGTCGGCAGGCCCACGTGGCCTCCGATCACGCACGCGGCGGCGTCCTCGGCCGCCTGGTGGCGGTCGGTGTTGGTGTGCTCGGGGGCGCGGCCGCCGGCGGAAACGGCGATGCCGGGCACGCAGGTGCGGACGCCGCTCTTTTCGCAGAAGTAGGGCATGGGTCAGTCCTGGGCGCCGCCAGACGGCGGCGCTTGCTGCGCGCCCGGGGCCGGGCGCTTGGGGGTGGGGGCAGGCGTTGCAGAAGTGAAACCAGGCGCCGCCTCGTCTTCTTCTTCGTCCGCGGCCAGGGCCTCGGCGAAGGGCAGGAGGCTCGGGAGCCAGGCTGCGGCGAGCTGCAGGGCGCTGGCGGGGCCGCTCGGGGCCGGGAGCGCGGCCAGCATCTTGCGGGCGACCTCCTCGGCCGCGTGGGCGGCCTGGTCGGCGTCGTCGTGCTCGACCTCGCCGTCGGCGCCGACGGCGCACTCGATCGCCTCGTGCAGGGCCGTGGCGGCCAGGTCGGCCGGGTTCTCGGCGAGGCGCCGGTCGATCCACAGCTCGCCGTCGGGGATGTAGACGTAGAAGCTGGGGTTGCCGGAGTCGGCGAAGCAGGTGTCCAGCCCCCGCACGGCGGCGCCGTCGACGGCGTACACCGTGTGAACGTCGAGCTGGCCGAGCCGCACCCGGCCCAGCTTGGCCAGGAAGGCCTCGGGCAGGACGATGCGGCGCGCGTCGTCGCGCACCTTCATGTGGAGCGGGCTCATGTGCCCGCCGTAGCCGTCGTCGCGGCCGCCGGCGCGCGGCCGCCGGTCGCTCTCCGGAGCATCGTCGTCGTCATCGGTCTCGCCCTCGCCGAAGCAGCCCGCCACGTTGCGGCGCGCCGTCGCATCCTTGATGAGGCCGCCTTCCTTGGCGGCGCAGGTGGCGGCGACGAGCTCGCCGACCTCGGCGTTCGTCGGGGAGAAGTAGCTGCCCCAGCTCGGGAGCATCTTCGGGGGCACCCAGAGCGTCACGCCCTCGAACGCCACCAGGAAGCGGCTGCAGAGCTTGGCGACGGCGCCGGCCTGCGGCACCAGAATGCCGCGGCCGCCGAGGGCCACGGTAATGCGCAGCACCATCGACAGGAGGCGCGCGAGGCCGGTGCTCCACCAGCAGTCGCGCAGCTCGTCGACGAGCGCCAACAGGGGCGCGTACATCATCGCCAGCGCCTTCGCGCTCAGCTCGCCCTTGCCCGCGACCGTCATCGGGTCGAGAAGGACGACGTCGATGGCCTCCAGGATGCGGGCGCGCACGTCGAGCACGTGCTTGGAGGCGACCTCGAAGGCCACCCCGGTCGTCTCGATGATGCCCGGCTTGGCGTCGGAGCTGCGGTAGCTCCAGATCTGGTCGGGCGCCGTCTTGCGCGCGGCGCCGCCGGCGGCCTTCTGGTAGGGGTCCTTAGCGGCGGCCCGGGCGTCCGTCGTGGTCTTCGCGGCCCGCTCGGTGCGGGCGACGGCGCCGGGCTGCTCGTCCTCGCCGACGCCGGTCTCGTAGGCCTGCGGCGTGCCGAAGTAGACGATGCCGCGGTGGCGCTGGCTGAGCGCAAAGTTGAGCGCGTCGAATTCGTCCTCCAGCCCCTCGAACAGGGCCATCCCGTCGATGTCCTGGCAGTCCTCCGCGGGGAGGTTGCGGATCCAGAGGACGGGGCAGAAGCCGAGCTCATGCGGCGTGGTGCGGGTCTCGTCCCGCACCCACTCGACCGCCTTGCCGGGGACGACCAGCGCGTCCTGGTAGAAGACGATCTCCGTCTCGGTGTAGTCGCGCCGGAAGAGGTGCGTTTCGGTGACGATGGCCTGGCCGCGCTCGACCTCCTTTTCGAAGGCGTAGCACCAGACCATGGAGGCGACGTCGCCCTCCGGGTCGTCGTCGATGAACCGCGGGAAGCAGTCCTGCGGCCGCGGCATGTCCACCGTGAAGCGCCCGCGCCGGACGCCGAGGACCGCCACGGCCGTGCGCTGCGAGAGGCCGACCCGGAGGAGCCGGCGCATCGCGCTCTTGAGCCGCGCGGACTCGATGACGTTGGCCAGGTACTTCGTGAGGACCTTGCCCTCGTCCCCGCTCACCGTGGTGGTGGCGTCGTCGCTGTCGGTCTCGGGGACAGCGATCTGCGGGAACCGGCCCTCACCGAAGGTGAAGCGGGTGGCCTGGTTGCAGGCCGCCTTGGGCAACGGGTAGACGATGCAGGGCTTCCGTTCGCGGAGCGGCACCACCTCGCCGCCCTTGCCTTTGCCGGTGAACCAGTCGGGCCGCCCGTCGTACTGCGTGCCCAGGTAGTAGTGCCGGAGGCGCGCGATCTCCTGGGACCGGCGCGTCGCGGCGATGCGCTCGGGCGCGCCGAAGTAGTCCGGCGCGACGCCCGGCGCGAGGGCGGAGGCGTTCATCGGCGGTCCTCGTGGTGCGCGTCGTTGCGCCCGCCGCGGCGGCGGCCGCCGAAGAAGTGCGTGTAGACGGCGTACCGGAGCGCGTCGAGGCAGTGGTCGTTGCTCTTCACAGGCCTGTCCTCGTACTCGCCCTCGATCCGTGTCGTCGCCCAGCGGTAGCCCTGGAACTCCCCGACTGTGATCGGGCAGGTGTCCAGCACGTGGAGCCGCGGCGCCTCCAGCAAGACGTCGTCGAAGTGCACGAAGCCCTGCAGGGCGCTCACGCCGAGGCTCACCCGGTTGTCGCCCGGTACCACCAGGGCGCGGTTGTCGACCTGGGCGAGCACGCGCTGCAGCTGCAGCAGGTAGCCCGCGGTCTCGGCCTCCGTCTCCTCGGCCTCGCCGCCGGCGGGGTCGCAGTACCACCGCGTCGGCCACCATTGCCGCTGGATTTGCCGGGCGATGCCCCACCAGCCGGCCCGGTCGCCCGAGCGGTCGGCGTAGGCCATGCCCGCGTGGGAGTGCTCCTCCAGGAGCCACACCCGGGGCATCTCGCAGGCCTCGTAGTCCTCGGTCTCGGGGACCCAGATCCGGTCGATGCCGAGCACCAGCATGGCGCCGCGCTTGGCGGTGCCCCAGTCGACACCGCAGATGACCTCGTCCAGGTCCTCTCGCTTCGGGACCTTGGCGGCCGACACGATGTGCCGGTCGTCGTTCCACTCGTCGTAGACCAGACCCTCGGGCGCGTTGAACGTCGCGAGGTACTCCTGGGCGAAGGCGCGCTTGGGGCGGGTGCGCCGGGCGCGCTCGATCTCGGCCCGGTCGATGATGCCGGCCTCGAGGGACGTGACCTGGATGGACTCGTAATCCGGGTCGCGGATGTCGGCCGGGCTCGCCGCCTGCCCCTTCCGGAACTCCCGGTACAGCCGTCCGCGGCCCTTGGGTGTGCCCAACTGGACGAGCCGACCGCGGTTGTCGGCGAGGGCCGGCCACACGCACTCGTCGAAGACGTCGTCCGTGAAGCGCGGGTCGTCGCTCTCGTCGGTGATGAAGAGCTTGAAGCCGTCGCCGCGCACCCGCTCCGCGGCCTCGGCCGAGTAGAGCATGAGGCGGCAGCCCGTCCGGAACTCGATGAAGAGGTCCGAGGCGTTGGGCCGGCCGTTGATGAAGTGCTTGGCCGCGGGGTCGCGCAGGTCTTCCATGAGCGGTCTCCACAGCAGGCGCTTGGCCTGGCCGAGGGTCGGGGCCATGTAGCCCACGTCGCCCGGGCCCGGGTCGAGCGCGGCCGCGATGGCCAGCGCCCGCGTGGAGACGGTCTTGCCCGAGCGCCTCGCGGCCACGGCCACCAGGTGGCGGGTCTGGCGCGTCAGGAGCCAGGACTGGAACCAGGTGAGCCTGCTGCCGGGGCGCCTTCTGGCGGGCTTGAACTGCCAGACGACGGACATAGCGGAGGGGCCTCGGGGCGCTCGGGGGAGGCGAGGTCGACCCGGAAGACGGGCGGGGCCTCGGGGCGCTCGGGGACGGCCGAGGGCCGGGCGACGCCGGCGAGCTCGCCGTACGTCTTCACCAGCTGGGCGAGGCCGGAAAGGGCGCGGGGGTCGCCGGGCTCCTCCACCTGCATCTCCCCGTCGGCCACGAGCCGCGGCCGGATCATGTTGAGGGCGTGGTTCAGGCCCTCGTCCAGCGCCGCGGCGAGCCGGGTCCGGACGTAGTCGGCCTCGCCGACAGCCTTCACGCGGCGGGAGGCCTCGGCGGCGACGTGGTCGAGGGTGCCGGGGGACAGCCCCCAGGCGAGGGCCAGCTCTCGGCCGGTCTTGCCGGTCTCCCAGCGGTTGCTGGCCATGATGCCCATGACCCACCGGACCCGCTCCTCGCGCGTCCTCGGCGCCTGGGCGGGGTCCAGGAGCGCCGGCGGCGGCTCGTCCCGTTCCGGGGGAGGAGGCGCCGGCGCGGGCGGTGGCGCGCCAGCTGGAGGCGCTGGCGCGGGATGCTGAGGTGGCGCGCCAAGGGCGGCCGGCGGGGCGCTGCCCTCGGGCGGCGCCGGCGGGGGCCCGGGCGACGGCGCGGTGATGGCGTGGGCCGCGTGCCGCGCGATCGAGTCTTTCGACGTGCCGGCGAAGCGACGCGCGATCGAGCGGTTCGACTCGCCCCGGCGGAGCGCGTCGTCGATCTCGTCCTGGTCAGCGCGGCCGCAGACGGTGCAGGGCCGGCTCATGGGTCAGGGGCCTCCAGCCACCGGGCGCTCGTCTGGACGCGCGTTGAGGATGACGCACGATCCGGTGCCAGGTGGTTGCAATCGTCATGGAACAAAACCCTTCAAATCGGCTGCCGCCGCGATGGCCAGGCTCACTCGGTGTCAGGTCGGGTCAGGCGGCCGCCCTGCGGACGCCTGGCAGGCAGGCACCCGAGGGCCGCGGCGCCAGCCACGCCCGCGCCCAGAACTCCAGGTCCTCGCGCACCACGTAGGCACGCCCGTTCGGGTAGATCTGCACGGGCAGACGCGGCCGGCGTGGGTGGCCGTGCCGCGCGTAGCGCTTGGCCGTCGAGACGCTGACGGACTGGCGGATCGCGACACCCGCTGCGTGCGCGATCGCCTCGTAGCCGACGATGCGGCCGTCCGCCGGCGTCACGACGCGCCCCCGATCCCCGCGAAGGGGTCGACCCTCGGCGAGCTCGCCCTCGAGGCGGGCGTCCGCCGCGGGCCCGACCTGGGCGGGATGAGACCGCGGTCCTCCAGCTGCAGGGCGATGGCGTGGCGCGCCGCCTTCAATACCAGGCGCGCCTCCCGCTCGGTGCGCGGCGCGCCCTCCAGGCCCTGCACGCGCCGGACGGCCTCGCGGGGGTGCACGTACTCGACGGCGTCCCGCGAGATGACCTGCACGCCGTTCTTGGTGGAGGCCTTCGCCGACGCGAAGGCCTCGCCGGCGTCGACCAGGCGGACGAGCTCGCGCTCCGCCGGGGTCAGGGGGCGGCCGGGCTCCCGGAGGATCCGGCCGCCTTCGCACCGCGTGCGCACCCCGATGCGGGCGGCGTCGATCGCGTCCTGCGCGTCGAAGCTTTCGAGCGCCGGGCTCCGGGAACCCGCCGACGCGCGCGTCGGCCGTACCGCGATGCGGCCAAACTGGACGCCCCGGGGCAGGCGGTGGGTCGCGATGGCGCCGCCGGGCAGGGACGACGCGTGCCGCTCGTCCGTGGTGCCGAAGGCCGCGGCGAGGGCATGGCGGTATCCGCCGAACGGCTCCGCGCGGTACCCCCGGACCTTGGTGATCTCGTCGCCGCGGCCGCCGCGGCGCAGGCGGGCGTTGTCCAGCTCGATGGCCAGCCAGGACAGCAGCGTGATCCAGGTCTCGCGCATGGCGGTCACCGTCGTGGCCGGCGCCGTCGACGGCCGCTGGCGACGGCCGATCCCACCGTGCCGCCGCAGGTCCTCCCGGATGCCCCGCAGCGTCGCGGCGATCTCCTGGATGCGGTCCACGTTCTCGGCCGCGTCGGCGTCGAGGCGCCGCTCGAGCTCCTGGAGGCGGCGCTCCAGCCGGCCGGCCCGGGAGTAGCGATCCCAGGTGCCGTCGTCGAGGCGGTGGTCGTCCTCCCAGCTCGGATGGCACGATCCGGTGGCGTGGGTCGGCCGCGGCCCGTGGTAGAGAGGGCGCACCACGGTGCCGCAGGCGCACTCCAGGGCACCCCGCACGAACTCGGCGAGGCACCGGCAGGAGGGGCAGCGGGCCGCCCAGCTCCCGCGCCGGCGCAGGACGACGGCCTCGGGCTCGCCGCCGCTCGTCTCGTCGCTCGCCTGGCCTTCGACCGATTCAGGAGATGCCATTGCCTCGACCCCTTCGTCTGCCCGCGGGAGATCCCCACGCGAGGAACTGATCACGCGGCGGCGGCCGCGGCGCGCCCCTTCGCCGGCGTCACCCGGAGCGACGCCCCGCGGGTGGCGTGGTCCGTCGGGATCTCGTCGTCGACGTCGACCTCGGCCAGGCCGCGGAGCTGCTCGACGAGCGCCTCCACGGCCGGGCCCGCCTCGCGGAGGCTCATCCCGGGCACGCCCTGGAGCAGCTCCACGATGAGGAGGATGTCGGCCCGAACCCGCCGAAGGGTAGCGCCCACGTCCGTCAGCTTGCGAGCGGCCGCCCGCAGATCAACGGAGTCGGACTCCGACCCGCTCACGTAGGAGATCTTGCCGAGGCCGGGCACCTCGACCCGCCGGAGGTCCCGGGACTCGGGGGCCTCCATCCGGGCCAGCAGCTCCGCCTTCAATGCGGAGAGCCGGACGTGGAGCTCGATCAGCTCCGTGCCCAGCTCCACCAAGGACCTCGCAGACTTCGGTGCATCCACGGCATTCTCCAAACTGGCCATTGGCATGAGGATCGATAATTGAAGATTATCGCAGGTGACGAAAGCGCCTGTAATGGGCGCTCGCGCTTATGCGGGAATCGGTGGGTCCGAATCGCGAGACTCGGGCGCAGGTCGGTCCCATGCCTTCGGGTCGATCCCCACGCGCTCGGACAGCTTGCAGCGCGCCTCGTGGGCGGGCCTGCGCTTGCCGTTTTTCCACAGCGAGATCGTCGAGCGGTCGACCTCCACCAGGGCGGCCAAGACCTCCTGGGTCTTGTCCCCGAGGAGCTTCAGCAGCTCCCAGCTTCCCGCGTTGCGCCGGAGGCCCGCGACTCTGGCCATGGTGGTAAGTCTACTTTGGCAGGCCGTGACGGGTGTCACAATCGATCGCTGTCGACGTCGTCGGCCGGACGTTTCCCGACCCAGAAGTCGAGCCGATCGTGTAGCGCGCCGCGGCGCGCGCCGAGAGGTGCGAGGACGCCTACACGTCCAGCAGCCCGTCGCTCGCCACGTCCCGCCACTGCTCGGCGTCGCGGATGTACCGCCGCAACATCGCCACGCTGGTGTGGCCGGTGATCTTCATGATCCGCGCCTCGCCGCGGCCCTGCCGCGCGGCCTCGGTCACGAGGCCGATGCGCGTGCTATGCGCGCCGATCGTCGCCGGGTCCACGCCGGCCGCCTCCGCCGCCGCCTTCACCACGACGGCGACGGCATGCCCCGACAGCCGCGGCCCGAGGCGGCCCCACCTGGTGAGGCTCCGGAAGATCGGGCCCTCGGTGATGGCCGCGGCCGTCAGCCAGGCCCGCAGCGCCCGCACCGGGCACGTCTGCGGGTCGCGCCCGCGCGGCAGCGGCACGGTGCGCCCGGCGCCCTCCTGGTCCGTCTTGCTCCGCTCGAGCAGGACCTCCAGGCCCTCCGCCACGAACCGCACGTGCTGCACGTCGAGGGCCACCAGCTCCGAGCGGCGCAGCGCCCCGAACCAGGCCACCAGCACCAGCGCGCGATCGCGTGCCGCGGCGAGCGGCGGCGCGCCCTCGCCGAGCGCGGCGATGGCCACCCGGACGGCCGCGGCGAGGAGCGGCGCCTTGCCGTGCGCGCGGGTCCCGATGGTGCGCCGGATGCCGGCGCGCACCTGCTGCACGGCCACGTCGCCGCGCGGCGAGGCCTCGCCGGCGAGCGCGTGCGCCTGCGCGATCGCCGTGAGCGACAGCTCGATCGTCGCCGCGGCTCGGCCGCTGTCGGCCAGCTCGGTGATGTACAGCGCCACGATCTCCGGCGCGGCCGGCAGCGACGGGACGCCACGCGCGGCGCACCAGGCCACGAACCCCCGCCAGCGACTCGCGTAGATGCGCCGGGTGTTGGTCGCGCGCCCCGCGCGGGCGTAGCCGCGCGCCCGCTCGGCGGTGGGCGCGAGCGCTGCCAGCGCCAGCGCCGACGGCGAGGGCGCATCCGCGACGGCGAGGGCGCAGGGCAGGGCAGGGGGCGCGCGCGACGAGCTGCTCGACGACATGGTCGACTCCTTCATGAGGTTGACGATCTGCAGGGGAGGTTGACGATCCGGAGAGGATCACCACGATCCGGAGAGGATCACGGGGGCTCGTGGCGGGGCGCAGGGCCGCCGAAATGACGAAGGCCCGCCGCCATCGATGGGCAGCGGGCCAGGCGGGCCCTCGGGCGAGGGAGCGGTATCAGGCCGCGGCGCCGGCGGCGGCCTCGTGCCGCAGCTCGTTGAGCGTGAGCCCCAGCCGGCCGGCGAGGACGCGGTCGTTGGCGCAAAGGGAAACCGGGCCGTCGGCCAGGGCGACCAGCGCCAGCACCCGCACGTCGCTGCACCCGCAGACGGCGCAGGGCGAGCTCGCCGCCACCCCCCGAGAGGCCTGCACCACGCACCGAGGGCACTCGTGACGACGAGAGCCCGCCGGGACCGGCCGGCGACACCGCTTGCAGCGCCGCGGCTCGTCCGCGGCTGTCCGCGGGCCGTAGTCTCGGGGCATGTCGGCGGAAGCGTGCGAAGCGTCGAGAGGGGTCGTCGTCACGTGAAACGCAGTCGCTCACCTGGGCGACTCGGGCCAAGAATCCGATGGTCCTATTTCGGGTCC